GAGGATGATGTTTTGGATAAAGCCACACGTTTGAATGATTTTATTTCAAACGGCAAGTAATGGCTAAGAGTTGACCGCTCGGTAACAGAAAGGTCTGGGTTGGTGGTGCGAACCACCAACCTTTTCTTTCCACTGCAATAATGGAGACCTAAACATGAATGCAGTAGATATACTTTGTAATGTAGAAAAATATTTTGATCGCAATCACAATTTGTTCTGTATGTGGGGTGGGCTGTTTGCATTGCTATTCTTCACATTATATGTACCATTTAGTATGGTCAATATGATGCAAGATAAAGTAGATGCACATCTAACAGCAAATACTTTATTACAATCAGAACTGGAAACTCTAAGTCACAAAGTTGAGTTTCTAAATCTTTCTTATGAAAAGAAGCAATTAGTCTTGAAAGAAGTTGAGTGCCTTGCGCGCAACATCTATTTCGAAGCAGGTGGTGAGCCTAGTGCTGGCAAAATTGCTGTTGCTGAAGTCACTATAAATCGTGTCAAGAGTAAGCAATATCCACGCACTGTTTGCGGTGTCGTGCACCAACGTATCAAAGGCACTTGTCAATTCTCTTGGGTCTGTGAGGGCAATAAAACTGTTTATCGTAATAGTTCCGCTTGGCGAGACTCTATCAAGATTGCTGAGAATATATTGATTTCTAAACACTATTACGGTATAATTGGATCTGCAAAGTATTTCCATGCAGACTATGTTGATCCAGCATGGGCAAATCAAAAGAAGTTAATTCGTAAAATTGGCAATCATATATTTTATCAATGAGGTTTTATGCGTATCGTTGAAGATATAAAATTGGACTATAAAGATGTTCTTATCACACCAAAGCGATCTGCTTTATCTTCAAGAAGTCAAGTAAAACTGGAAAGATTGTTCACCTTTCGGAGTTATAATTCTTGGTTTGGTGTTCCAATCATTGCTGCAAACATGGATAATGTTGGGACGCTAGAAATGGACGCAGAGTTAAACAAACATCATTGTATGGTTGCACTGACAAAACACTATAATGATACAACACTCATTGAGCAATTTGAAAAAAAATTAGACAGCACCATTTATTCAATGGGAATCAGCGATGAAGATTTACAAAAGTTCGACAATGTGTACAGCGTTGTTGGCAATCGTCTAATGCGAGTTTGTATTGATGTCGCGAATGGATATACACAATCGTTTGTCGACTTCATCAAAAAATTTCGTGATCGTTATCCTAGTGTAATTCTCATGGCAGGTAATGTTGTCACACCAGAGATGACTGAAGAATTAATTCTCGCAGGTGTTGACATCGTGAAAGTTGGCATTGGTCCTGGTTCAGTTTGCACCACACGCAAAATGACAGGCATCGGCTACCCGCAGTTGAGTGCAGTTATTGAGTGCGCAGATGCAGCACATGGTCTCAAGGGTCATATCATAGCGGATGGAGGGTGTTCCGTTCCTGGGGACGTAGTGAAAGCATTTGCTGCGGGTGCCGATTTTGTGATGCTTGGTGGAATGCTTGCTGGTCACAAGGAAGGCGGAGCATCTCCGTTTAGTGATAACAAATTCTATGGTATGAGTTCTGACACTGCCATGGATTTACATAATGGTGGTGTGGCAAACTATCGCGCCTCTGAGGGTAAAACTGTTGAGATTCCATATCGCGGTGAAGTGAGCAGAACTATGCAAGATATTCTTGGTGGTCTGCGTTCAGCATGTACTTATGTTGGAGCAAGTGAATTGAAGGAGTTGAGTAAGCGTGCAACGTTTGTTCGTGTTACTCAGCAGTTGAACAATTCCTTGAGTGCTTATGAGATCTAATATGGCAAGTCGCGAAGAAAAGAATAACTTCTCTATGATGATTATGAATCTGGCTATTCAAGAAAAGATTGATCACATGGATGCTGTGGCAACTTATTGTGAACGTAATAATCTTGAAATTGAAGTTGCAGCAAGTTTGATCAATGATTCTCTTAAGAGTATCATTGAAGGTGAAGCAATGGAACTTCGATATCTTCCTAGAGGAAGTAGATTACCGCTATGAGTTGGACGACTCTGATCTGGAATATGTTTACTTGGTTGTTTACTGGTGTGATGATCTATATTACTGGATCATCTCTGTGGTGGTTGCTTTTGCCTGCAGTATTCACAGCAACAAACGATGCTGCAGAATTGTTAAGAGCAACTAAAGAAGAAGTAAAAGAAGAAACCGCTGTTGATGAAGAAACAACGCTAAAGATGATTGCGCTCAGAGATAAAGCAAAAAGGAGTTCTCTTTGAACGGATATGAATTGTATGGTTTGTATCAAGCCATCAAGTTACATTTCAATTCAGAAAACTATAATTTCTTTCACTATGATGGCAAGACACGAGTATCTGTAGATGCATTTCAAAAACGTCGTGACAAATTTTTATTCCACCGTCTTGCGCGGAAGTATCGCGACGATGAGATGGTTCCATTTCTGGTTGCTAATTTTGTACACAGTGATGATAACTGGACCAAGTCATTGCTTGAAGAAGAGGCTGAAGAAACTTATAGGGATTGGAGACGAACCACGGATTCGATGACCAAAGTCTATTTGGAAGATCTACAAAAGATCTGCCCAGATCCAAAAGAGTTTAACAATTTATTTAAAGTTGAAGATGGACAATTTCCAAAATTGTTAGTCGCATTCCTCCAAAAAGATGTAACGATTGAGACTCTTGTGATTCTCAATAACATCTTCAACTTTATACAAATTTGGGACAAGAAGATTTCAGATGATATCATCTATCCCAAAGTGTCAAGAAAGGTGCGCAAATACGGATCATTCTTGAACGTGAACGTTGACAAGTATAAACTTTTGACAAAAGAAACTTTACTTGCTAACGAAAATGCTATATAATGATATGGTGATGAAGAAAGTGGACAAGTCGATATACATTAATACAACGCTATACGGAGAATACAAATGAGTCTATCAAGTCTAAAGAAGGGTTCATCCCTTGATAAGTTGAAGAAAGCAGTTGAGGCTTCTTCAGCAGGTAATGGTGGTGGCAAGAACGTTGATGATCGTTTTTGGCAACCAGAAGTTGACGCTGCTGGCAACGGATACGCAGTTATCCGCTTCCTCGATACGCCAGCCGCTGACGGTGAAGATGGTCTACCTTGGGTTCAAATCTGGTCACACGGATTCCAAGGTCCAGGTGGTTGGTACATCGAGAACTCTCTCACAACTCTTGGCAAAACTGACCCTGTTTCTGAATACAACACAGTTCTTTGGAATTCTGGCGTTGAAGCCAACAAGGAAATTGCTCGTAAGCAGAAGCGCAAGTTGACCTATATCGCAAACGTTCTTGTGATTTCTGACGCAAAGCGTCCACAAAATGAAGGCAAGGTTTTCCTTTATAAGTTTGGAAAGAAGATTTTCGACAAGATCAAGGAACAACTTGAGCCGCAGTTTGCTGATGAAACTCCAATGAATCCGTTTGATTTCTGGAAGGGTGCAAACTTCAAGGTCAAGATTCGCAACGTTGAAGGCTATCGTAACTATGACAAGTCGGAGTTTGAATCTCCTGCTGCATTGTTCAATGGCGAAGATGCGAAGATTGAACAGGTTTGGAAGTCTGCGCATTCACTCAAGGATTTCTTGAAGCCTGAAAACTTCAAGTCCTATGATGAACTCAAGGCGAAGTTGGACAAGGTTCTTGGTGCTGGTGGAGTTGCTGGTGCAACTGCTAAACGAGTTGATGATGAGGAAGCATCTGCTCCTGTCATTCGCTCTGCTCCTGCCAAGAAGGTCACTGCTGAAAATGTCAGTGTCGATGATGACGACATGGCATTTTTCGAGAAGTTGGCTGCTGAGTAAGAAATAATGGAAGGGGAGAGTTAACCCTCTCCCCTTTCAGGAGCACATAATGCAAAATAATAAAGGTTTTAGTTTATATCTCAGATATCCTGGTGAATTAGATTCGAATATTGATTCACTAGACAACGAAAACATAATCGATGAATATTGGATTTCTCAAAGAGATTTAAATGATGTTGCTGGTTGGGATCACCGATATGCTCATGAGAGTAACATTATTGTTAATGTGGCAAATAATGTTAAAACTAAAAAAATTCTAGAACTAGGTTCAGGTCCTGGTGGATTAGCAAATAAAATTTTAACTGCATCTCCAGATTTAACTTATCACATGGTAGATGGTAGTAGTGCTAAAATTGAACACTCTCAAAGAAATTACAAAGGCAATTTTTTCGTAAAAGATTTAAAAGATTCTTTTGATTATTCTGATCTAGATTCAGATTATGACATGGTGATCACCAATGATTTCTTAGAACATATAAGAAATCCGTCATTGATATTGTCAACAATTTACAATAAATTAACCACGCAAAATGCTTATTATTTTTGCAGTTCACCAAACTGGAGAACTAAACATGGTTTCTATTATCCTGGGTTGTTTGATTACGACAATTTAATTAAATTTTTTCTAATACACAAATTTCAAATTGTAGGACAATTTCCTACATGGGCAACGCATGTTCCAATTAGAACAGGAAAATTGCAAAGTGAGCAATCTGTTGCTGACGACAGAGTGTATGATTGGAATTACTATTTGTTGTTTAAGAAAATTTAATTAGAAAACGGCAGATGTTTTCAGGGGACTTCGTGTCCCCTTTTTTTTAGGCAGGGTTTGCAGAATTTCTGACTGAAGGGAACGCGCCATCAGCGTTAATCTTTTTATCCATATCATTTATTTTATTATTTAAGCCAACAACAACCTGCTGCACCTTTTGATTTGTGACTATTGCTGCAGTTGCTGTAACTTCTGCAGAAGATGTGCTTGCAGGTTGCGATGATGTAGAAGCCTCAATTATTGGTGGTGTTGACACAGATATACCAGCCTGATATCCTAATACTGGTGGCTTTGCTCTTAACTCTGCAGTAAATGTCTCAGCTTTTCGACCAACTTTAAAATATAAAGAATCAATTACTTCGCCAACTGTTTTGCTTGATCCATCTTTATTCTTAAAAATAAATGGATTTGATGTAGCAGCATCTGGTAACACCGCTACTGCTAAACTCTCGCGAGAAGCACCAAATAATTTAGTTGCACCACCTGGACCTAAAAAGTGTGTGGCATATATGCTAGTTCCAGTAATAGGTATTTTATTTTTTCTTAGATATGCTGAATTTTCTTTAACATATAATGCACCAGCCAAAGCATTAGCCATAGGGTCGAATGGACCACGATTTAATTCTGGATATTCATTAGAATACTTCTTGAGCATTTCTTTCCAAGTTGAATCGATGAATTGAAATAAACCTTTGGCTGAAGATAGTAGTTTGCCTGTTTTTTTATCAAAAGGTCTTGCGTTAGGATTAAACGTGCTTTCCTGCTGCCCCATCGCTAACATTATTCCTGGATCAACGCCAACAATATTTGCTGCTTGAACGATTATTTGTTTTACAGTCTCAACACCAACAGGTTGACCTGGTGTGTAAGAAACTGAAGGTAATGTTGGTACTATACTTGTTGGCTCAGGTGTAGAAATCGCAGATCCAGACATAACAGGTTCAGGAATATTAAGTTGTGCTGCTTTCGCTGCGGCAATAACTTTCATGGCTGTATCTGATTCAGCGAACAGAGGTGGACCCTCAACAATTAATGAATTATATAATGCTGGTGCTGCTTGTATTCTTTGCTGAGCAGCTCGAGAAGATGCACTTCGACTATCAATGGCAAACGCATCTATTATTGTTTGATATTCTGGTGGTAAATTTTCTGATGTGTATGTAACACCATTAATCTCAAATACTGTCCCATTTTTTGTTGGAACAACTTTAATACCAAATGGTCGTAATTTTTCTTGCATTTTTTCTACAACATCTTCAGCTGCAGCACCTGAAGCCATGTATGTTGCACCACCAACTATTGTTGCTATAATCTGTGGACCAGTGCCTAAAATTCTGCCAGCTGTTCCTAGCGCACCAAATAATCTTCCACCAAATCCTTTTACAGCTCCCAATGCTCTAGATGCTCTAGATGGCGCTGAAGGTGGTTTAGTTGCTGTTGTTGGTCTAGGTTTTGGCTGTGGCTTATTTGTTGATGGTTGTGGTTTAGTTGTAGGTGAGGGTTTGGTTGGTTCTGGAGTTGCCGTTGGTGAAGGACGACGATTTTTCCACCAATCTCTTAATTGGTTAGCAAATAATAATCCTTCTGCAGCATTTAATACATTATCTAGCATTGAATTGCCGTCACCTTTATCATCCGTTGTAGTGTCATCATCTGTTCCTGTTGCGCCAGCTGCTGCACCACCAGCTGCTGCACCACCAACAACAGAATTTCTAGTATTTTTCTTTATTTTATTTCTACCGCGAGTTCCTACAGTCATTAACTGTAAGGCATTCATCTCTGCTCTCAACTGATCTATTTGAAATTTAACAGTTCTTGATCTAAGAGGTGCTCTGACGAAAGAAACATTCATATCTTTTTTAGTAAACTTTCTCTGTGTTCTAAATGAACCTAGATCATTATACAAATTTTCTATCAGTACTGTGTTTCTTTCTGTGATAGAAGTTAGTGTGTTTAGTTTATTGTTTAAAGTAACAAGTGAATCTACAGTAAACTTTTTAAATCTTCTTTCTATTGTTGCTTTTTTTCTGTTTTCTGATTCTTCTTTTTGTTGTTGTGGAGTCAACTTTCCATATTTCGATTGAGCGACTTGTGCTATCAACTCTGATCCCGTTAGAGACTTGACTATATTAAACACTGAATATCGCATAGCCAAATCTTCTCTGACCATAGAAACAAATGCAGCAGAAAGAGGCAAATTCTTTCTGGATTTTATTGTGTATAGTTTTGATGATAGATCTGCTAATGACATTATCGTTTTTTCGGTTTAAGTAGTTTTTTCATAGTTTCCTGAGACTCAACTTTCGTTTTGTTTATTCTATCTGTCTCTTCCTTCACCCAGTTATTCACCATTGAAATATACATATCTCGTTCCCATGGTAACATATTCTCAAGTTCAGTTAACGTATATTTGTACTGGTGAGTTAATGTGAACATATTATTGTAATATGCGCGCAATGACCCATCGCGGAAAGTTAGATAAAAAAATCGTTGAGACCCTCCAATACCAAATCATGTTGAAATGAACACTTCTCGCATGCATGTTTAACTTCTTTTTTAATTATTGGTAGACTGTTGAAAAATTCTAAGATCTTATCGAATTGTTCTTGCGTCAAAGATTCTAGAAATTGTTTAAATTCTTCTAGCGATGATTCTTTGGAATAATAAACATTATTTGCGTCGAAGACGTATTCTGTACAATCAAAAATTAACTCATAAATTTGTTCAGCATCTTCTGATAATATTAAATTCTTTATACTCTTAAATGTTTCTAGAGTTGGATACTTTAACTGCATGCCAACATCTTTTGTCATGTATACTTTTGTAGGTAAGTCGTTTATAGGTGGCTTGATCTCTAATAGATTCACCTTAACAGACATAAGGTTTTTACATTCCACTTGAACTTCTTCGCCTTGATCATCTGTGTACGATTCTACAATATTACGGCACACATATGCAGTATCTACTGTTTCTCCAACAGATCTAGCGCGAATGTTTAAAAACAAATATTCGATATCAAAAATTGGAATTGAGTTTATATCCAAATCATCAACCAAACAATTGTTAATAACTTGTTTAATTGTGTTTAAAACTGTTTGTTCTTCTTCAGTTTGCAGTGCCATTAACAACAACTTTTCTTCTTTAACCAAAAAAGGTCTAAACTTTATTGGTCTAGGAACAGACACTAGTTTTATTTCAAATACAGGTAAATCAATTTTGGGCATTGGCATAACAATTATTTCCTACTGGTTATTTCTAAATCTCTAAAGAAAAATGATGCGGTTACTTTATGAAATCCATCATCCATCCAATTCGCTGGCATAGACTGAATGTTTAATGGATACAAATCGATTAAATTTACAGTTATGTGCTTAAATGCGTTGGGTGATGATTTGTTGTATGAAGAAGTAGTATCTTCAAACATTAGTAATTCTACTTGACCTACGATTTCGTCAAAGTATCTATTTTGGACATTGTTTGGAGAAATTTCATATATCCAGTTACTCAATATCCCATAAATTGGAGTATTGTCATTCACATAAAATGTGAAACTGACCTCGTTCATATCGCGATTGAATGGCACCTTAACTTTTAATTTACCAGGAATTTTGTATTCCAACGCTGTTAAACTTTGCCCAGGAAACTCTATTGAGTCACACAAATAAATCATATTCTCTATATCTTCTTTCACATCTGTGGCAAAAGATGGAATCGATAAGAACCTAGCAGCAAACTTAGAACTTCTAATTAAATTTTGCTGTGTAAATCTATCAATATTATATGTTGAACTCAATCTCTGTGAATCCAATAAATCAATTTCTTTCAATTGATTTTCGGGTTGAGTTGGTGATTGTGAAAACAGTTGTTTTAAGAAATCGAATGCCATTATTTTTTATACACCATTTTTTGTACTGGAAGAAATACTGCTGTTTCCCAATTGTTAGGTTCAACGTAAATCAAAGAGGATCTAATATGCGAAGAAAGATATCGTTTTACACAAGATTCTATTATCTTAAATCTACGAGAACCAGCCAACAAATCATACGATAAATTAAATCTTGTTGTGTCATTATATTTATCGTTACTGATAAAATCCATCAATTTATCAAGCAAAACCAAACGGCTCATCGGATCCAAATAGTGAAGATTTAATCCTAGGAATCCATCGGAATACATTTCCATAGGAATTACCAGTGGAAACTTATCCCACACTGGAAGGACATCTTTTAGTTTTGGATCATATGCAAAAAAGTACATTCGACCAATAAATGCCTTTGCTGAGATTCTGGAGGCATCGTTCAATACATTAGAACGATCAGTTGGCATTTTTAATTTAAAAAGTTTACCCTGCAACCAACTTCTAGCCTGATCAGTTCTTGGTCTGATTCCAGCAGCATTCATCTCTCGAGATAATTTTGTGAGTAGCCCAGCCATTAAATTCCTAGATTCTTTTCAGTTATTACCTTAAATTTCCAATTTTTATCTTTGCAATACTCTATCGCGGCTTTCCATTTCGCCTCATTTATTCCATAAGTAACAACTTCTTGGATGTATTGTTTTGTGATTTTTTTCCTGGCAGTCGGTGGTATGGATTGCTTTTCGGGCTTCACTTCTAGTATTATGGTTTCTATGAGGTTTTGTTTGTTTCTAGTTCTTACCAGAAAGTCTGGAAAATATCTGTGCCAACGGTTATCCACTGGCGATAAATATGGTATGATAATTTCCTCACTCGACCATTCAATCACGCTTGAATTTTCATCCAAGTGCACCATAACTCGACGTTCCCAAAGAGATCTGTACCAGATATTTGTTGGGTCGCCTAAATATTTATTAGGGTTTTTTGGGATATATTTTCCTGAATAAGCCATCAACTATTTATAGGAATATTTAATGGTAGGCATAGCGACAGCAGTCAAATTTCTTCTTAAGAGAGGAAGCCAAACAGCATCTAAGGCTCCTAGAGGAACATCTGCAGGAAGATCAGTC